GGCTCTATGGATGCTGAAGCTCTTAGTAACCTCCTTGGCATCTTCCACATTAGTAGCCGTGATAGGAACATTCTTAGCATTAATTACATCAACCAAAGCAGACTTAATCTCTTCGGTGGACTTATCGGTTGCGGAAAGCTCCATAAATTCTTTAGTGATACCCTGCTTTTCAGCGAAGGCACCAAGAGCTAGGATTTCATTTCTTTCATTAGACATTGTTTTATTTTCCTTTACAAAAGATGTCTGTGATTGTGTTGCTGATTTATTTTCTTCAACTTCAGAAGGTTTTTCTTCTTCAAGTAGATTTTCAACTGCGGCTACATTAGCCTCTATAGATATTATTTCTGTTTCTTGTTCTTTTTCTGGTTTGTCATCTGAACGAACCTTATCCATATTGATTTCGATCATATCTTCCATTTCATCACTTCTATTACCACCCACCGTAAAATCAAATGGAACAGCCACGCAGCTAATTTCTTTTACAGTGCTTTTGGTAATGTAAACAGTTGGAGGATCATCATCCTTCTCTCCGTCAACCACTTCATAATCATCAATTGAGTAACGGTAAGAAATAAACTTAGCACCCTCTTTAAATTTTTGCTCGGCTATCTGGGCATCTGGAGTAGAGAAGAATCTAATATTGCACTCACCCATTTTAGTCATTGGGTTAATGGTTAAGCCTTCAGCCATGCCAACGTTCTGGTTGATATCGTGGTTCATTAGTAATGAAACACCTTTGCTGGCCTGTGAAAGATTGATACAACCAGGGTCATGCTTAACAATTTCGGTGCCGTATGGTCTTGGGCCAGGAGTTTCACTGGAAAAGGTAATATGATATTTACCATCTTCATTTGAAACAGGAGCATCCAAAGACATACTTCTATTTTGGTATCTATTTATTTTCATATTTTCTCTTTCATTATATTATTTCTTTAAAGTGATATAAAAATTAATTCATCGTCATCATCAACCATCTTTACGGATGGTTTGCTATCCTCTGGAGCTGCTGTTCCCTCATCAACCAGCTCTTCACTATTGGGTTCACTTGTTGGTTTACCCATTGCAGGGTTATTGGTTGGTGCTACATCGGTTAAGACCAAACCATAACGGGCCATAGTCTGCAGATCCCTTTGCTTGGTCTGGCAGAAATCTTCAAAGTCCTTACCACGAAGGGCCAGGATTTCGGAGATATTGGCAAGACCGGCATCAATATCCGCAATATCGGCCTGGGTATCTTTGATGCGATCTAGGAAGGCAAAGCCATTACCAATGAAGGAATGTTCCTTGTAGATATCCCAGCTACCACCAGGGCCAGCCGGTAGCTTCAACTTACCCAAGGAACAAGCGGTATCAATAAAATCATCAAAAATAACATCAAGAACCTTTTCGATAAAGAACCGTTGTTCTTCTTCAAAAAAGTTTTTATCTTGGATGAAGGCTGCTTTCATACCCGAGAAACTAGGATCTTCAATATCTGAATATAAAGTGTTGTAGGAAAGGCCAATACCGGTTGCAATATCTTTCTTCTCTACCTTTACCGCTTCTGGGTAGCTCTGGGTTGGGTAATTGGGTGTTAGGAGCTTCTTCTCCACACCATATGGGAGAGATTCGGCCACAATACCCTGAACCATAATATTTTCACAATTACCAACCGGGATGGCTTGCTCGGACCCATCGTAGGGTTCTCCATCTATGTTGTAGGCTTTTTGTTCATAGGTTACTGCGGTGCAAGCTGCATTTTTAGCGGCAGTAATAACCGCCATGGCATAATCATCAAGCAATTCAATCTTGGTCATTACTGGAGCAATAAGTGGAACACCACGGAAGGCAGTAATACCATTTGGTTTAAAGGCATGAATGATATCTTTGGCTGGAACAGGTATAACCGTTCCTCCCTCGGTGGGCATCTTGGTATTGATGTAGAATGTCATTGGTGTTCCCCATTCGTCATGTTCAATGCCCATCGAATAGGGTCCAGAAATGGTATTATGGGTTTCAATATGCAACTGATCGGTGTTTATGAGCTGAATCTGATATCCATACTTACCACGCCCACGAACTTTTCTTAAAAGAATCTCTCCATCAATTACTTTCTGAATTACCATCTGGTCAATACAATCATTTAGAGAATACCTACCTGATACCTCAAAGTTGCCCATTTTACAAAAATCATTCCAAGCATCTTCAATCTGGGTATTTATTTTTGAATTTAAGCCGTTCTTTTTATTGGTTACCTTGGATGCAAGCTTGAATGGTTTAATGTTCTGCTGAATCTTAGCTACAGCGGATGCTACCGCCGGGGTATTCTGGAATAGGTATCTAGAATCTGCTCTGAGGTTTTTAAGCTGGGCATGCAATTCTTGGTTTGGAGAATAGAGAAAGTTATGCCTTTGGTTTCCCGGCAGAACAAAACCGGCTTGCCAAAGCCTCTGGTTGTTCATCTGCATTAACTTATTAAGGGCTTTTTTTTCGGCCTTTTGAGTAATCTCATTAAGCCTATCGGCCTCGGCCTTTAGCTTCTTTTCATTGGTATAAAATTTTTCCAACATTAAAACCACCCATTATAGACATTAATCATTTGGCCCTGGCATAATCCATTTTCACTACGAACAAGTTTGGTATAAAGCATCTTTGCTTTTAAAAGTTCCATCTTATTCTTCTTTACCATTCTTCCACCAATGGTATATTCAACAACGGCATCACCAAAACAAAGAGCCAGGGCTGCATTAATCTCATCAAGAATAATTTGATTGGGTGATCGTGGATCAAATGCACTCAACGATGTGGTTAAGTCTGGTTGAACAATAATTTGAGTAGTGCAAACTGTATATTTTTCACCGGTAGCAATGGTATGTATTTGAGCTATTGCCAGATAATTACCTGGGAGATAGGTTTCGGTAGTTGCTGCAGTTACCTTCATCAAGAAGGTATGATCCGGATTAGCGGTGCTGGTGATGGTAATTGGACTTGATGCAGCAATTTTTAGGGTGTAACTGAGGGTATAAAGGGTTGCATCATACCCATAATCCGAAAGATCCACATTTAGACTCCAGGTATCTCCTTGAACAAAGGTGGTTACTGGAAATACATCTGAAACATCCATTAATTTACCTCTTTACAAAAGCTCTCTATACTATATTATTTCTGTAATTTGCTTATTATTTAGAAGCGATACGGAGTAATAACTTGGGATCTTCCGGGTATATACTGCTTTCTTTTGGGTTTTTCCAGCTGGATAGCCGCCAAAACTGGGCTTGGAGCCGCCTGGGTTGGGAGATCTGCATCGAATGGGGAGCTGGGGGCCTCCTGGGGCTCAACCTCTTCCTCAATTTCTTCAGGAACCTTCATGTCCTTTATTACTCCATCCATAATGGCCTTACGCTTTTCCATGGAACAATTCTTTTCACATATGTAATAGGCAGCAAGGGAGTATCCAAGTTCATCTAATTTTTCGTTTCTTCTACTTCCAACCTGTTTGAATAATCCACCTATCTTTATTTCTGAATACAATTCTTTGAAGTATTCTTCTTCTAGTTCAAATGGAAAGTGTATATATAAGGCTCCTGGCTTTTCGGTAGAAAGCATTTGGAAGATATCTGTTTTAGCATTATTGACTCCAATCTCCCACTTTCGCAAACCTGTTTTGGTATCTCTTTTTGCCTTTGTAATAATTGGTTTACCAATTGCTGAAGAACCATATATACCTTGAACTAATGGCCCTTTCCCTTTTAGGTATTTATTTACATGTTGAGTTTTATGTCCGCCGGTATCAATTAATACCTTTTCAATTCGCATATTAATACCGGATTCGTGTTTGAAGTCTTTGGTTAAAACTTGGGTTAGGGCATCCCAAGGTCCAGGCATTGCGGGATCTCCCTCAATTCGTCCAGACTTAATGATCCAACATTCTCTTTCCATTCCCCAGGCCGCAACGGTGTAGTCCAACCAAGAATCCTGGGTATCCACAGCACAGGTAAGGAGTAGGGCTGGCATGGGAACCAGGTTGTATCTCTCCCTACGGTTGTAGAGGACATCGGAGCTGTCCTTGTAGAGCCCTAGATCCTCCTCGAAGGGAAGGCCCAGAACTTCATTCTTGAAGCGCATAATACTATAGATATCTTTAGACTTATCCACCAAAAGCCATTCCCTTGCTATATTCTCAAAGCTAGAAAATGGAGAATAGAGCTGGGATATATTAAATCCTTTGATAGCCTTCTCTGGGTATTGGTCGACCCATTTACCAGAACGAATGGCTATCTTTTTTTGTGCTTCCTTGATATGTCCACCACAGTTAAAACACTCATAGTAAACATCATCAAGCTTTACCCTACAATGACCAAATCTCAAATTACCCCATTCAAGAGGCTGGAAGGTTCCGCAATGAGGGCATGGGATATTGAAGAGTGCTTGGGTTGATTCAAGGTAGATGGAATGGATAGTTTTCTTTTTAGAACTGGCTGTGTGGGAAATAGTTGGACTTGAAATATAACAAATCTTTTTATTATGTGGGAAGGTTGTGGTTCTACCCTCCGCGAGTTCTACAGGGTTTCCGAATCCAGGAATTGGATCCATGCGGTCCATTTCATCAATCAAAACAATCCTTGCCGCATAACCAGATAAACCCGCTGGGCTATTAGAACCAATAAGCTTAATTGATCCACCTGGGAATTGTTTTAGGTTTAAAGTATTTGAACTTTCCTTACCTAAATTGGTTGCAAGCTTGTCTTGTAAAGAAAGTGTATTAGCAAACAACCAATTAAGCTCTTGCTTTGAAAAATTTTTTACATCTTCATCTCTTGGCCTCATATAAAGGATTGGAGCTGGATCTAGATCCGCATAATAACCAATTACATTAGTTACAATTAAGGTCTTGCCTATACGGGTTGAGGCCATTACCACAATCTTTTCATTATCTGGATTGGTAATAGCATCCATAATACCAATTTGGAAGGGCGCAAAATTTGGATTATATGGACCAGGGGTTGAGCTTTCCTCCGCCGAGAAATACCTATTAGCCACAACCCATTCACTTAAGGAAAGGACTGGAGGAGGCTTAAGGTAATCTACTACCTCTGAGAAAAGAGCCTTAGCTGGCTTCATTGAATTGCCTTGGCTTCTTCAATAACCTTATTTAAGCTAGAGAAAATCAAATCATCAATTATCTTTTTCTTTTTAGAATGTTTCATACCATCAATAATATCTGTAGCTGCTATATATCCAACATTTAGTAAAGACTGTTTAATATCAACCAAGGAATCCGACCAAATTTTTCTTACATCCTCAACTTCTAATAGGTTGCCTTTCTTTACTTCTAAATCCAAAGCATCCATTTCATTATGAAGATTTTGACCGGCCAATTTAGCCGCATCAAGATCATCCTTGGGCTTAAATAGTCCAGCCTTACCTGTCTTACGAGCAATCCACCATTCAAATACTTCATTCCATACATAATATTTGATCTTACCTCTAGGATGCCAAGGTAATGGGTTATCTGGAAGCTTTACATAATTATCTAAAGATTTTGGTGAGCAGTTTAATAATTGCCCAACCTGATCTTTAGTTAATTCCTCTAAATTTAACTCCATTATAATCCCATAAGTGCTTATATTATGCTAGTTGCTAGATAACCCGATTTTAAAATGGTTTTGTGTAGATAAACAACGAGCCTTCTTCGATACCCGCTCGAGTGCAAGGCCCAGGGAGGACCCGCACGAGCCCGAGCGAGGGAACCCCTTTGCGCGGAGGCTAGGGGTGGTCGCTGGGCGGTGATTGTTTCTCATGCGGGTGCTCATCACTACTTCACTGTCTGCATAACAAAGAGATCCAGTGCGGTATCGCCTTGCAGAGCTGAATACATTGGGTTGCTAAGTGGTTGGATAAACACCACCTCATCAATGGCCTTATCCTCGCCATCAATCACAAAGGTCTTCATATACAATGCACCATCCAATGATACATCATTACTTGGCTGATATTTATATACTACATTCTTGTTGGCTAGTTTAATAATGCTATAGCCATTAGCCTGATAGTTATCTAGTAATACACTCATCTATTCTCCTGTTAGTTTGACTTCTTGGGATCAGCCAAGGCTTCTTTAATAACCTGCGAAAAAATACCATACTGCTCATTGACCACGGTTGAATTGGCGGTATCATACCAACTAATCTTTTTTGGAACATTTATATTCTTAATTAGATTGTAAAGGATACGCAACCCTGTTTCAGCATTACGTCCTTTCTTATTCTCCTTCTCCATCTTTTTTAACTTCT